GTCCATGGGTCATTTGGTCTTGGTCCTTGTCCACATAGCCAACAGATGGATGCGTTGTCTCGGACTTCTTTTGCTTTCCGTTTGTAGTTGCCTTTGTAGTGTGGGCGTGGTGGTCTGGGTGGTCGTGGATGTTGATTGTTCCATTGTGTTTGGCATGGTTCGCAACGTGATAGTTGTGGTGTTAATGCACCACAGTTCAGGCAGGGTCTTTGTATCACCGTTATGTCAATGGTGTTTCATGTATCCACCCTGCGAACTCTCCGAAGCGGAAGAAGGGTTGGAATGTGTCTGGTAGTTCTTGTTCTTGTAGGGGTCTTTGTACTCCTGATAGGGAGAGTTCTTTAGCAAGTATTTCGTCTGGTGTTATGCCCGATGCGACTTTGCCTGCGATGGTTAAGCGGTGAAGGATGGTACCAAAGTAGCCGTTGGCTGTTTCAAGTTTGTCCACGATAATGATTGCCCCACCCTTCCTAGAAGTATTGACAAGTTGTGCTATTAGTTTTTGGCGTTCTTCAATAGATATAAACATTAAGCAAAGGAATAAGATTGTTACGTCATGGGGTTGGTAGTCGTACTTAGTTGCGTCACCTACTGTTACTTCTCCCCACCCTTTCCAGATAGATACCATTTCTTTACTGGAGTCAATGCCTATACATTTGGCGTTACGAGTTGCCAAAGTGTCCATAAGTAGCGCAGATATGTTTCCTGTGGAGCATCCAATATCGTACATCCGCCCGTTCTCTGGAATGTAGTGACGGGCTATATGGGCTACAGCACCAGATACCAGTTCATACCACGGCAGTGTTTCCCGTACGTGACGGTCAAAGTGGTTGGCTACTGACTCATCCTTAAACGTCCAATCAGTAGGAATGTCAAACTTGTCGTTCATTTTATTTTATCCAGTATCTCTGTCTTGATTGTTTCAGCGATTGCTTTCATCATGGGTGGCGGTACAGAACGTCCTAGTCTTTCCCATCGTTGTTCAAACGTTCCAGTTAGTTCAAAGTCGTCAGGAAATCCTGATAGTCGGCGTACTTCGTGAAGGGTGAACTTACGGCATTGGGTTGGATGGGTGACACCAGCGGCAGGGACGTTTCCACATTCTGCTGTAATTGTTTGTATTGGCTTGTCTCTATGTGACCTAACTAACAAGAACGGTGTCTCGGCTTTGGTTCCTTCTTTAAGTAGTTTCCATTTTCTACCGAGGGCGTATCTGTCTAGCGTTATGTCTTTACCCGTTTCAGGGTCGTTTGTGTGGTGTATTACAACGTCCATAGCGTCACGCATTGTGTATCTAGGGGACTTAGGGGTGGGGAATACTGGTTCAAGCCCTAAATCGTTCCTGACGCCTATAAAGATAAGTCTTTGTCTGGCTTGTGGAACACCGAGGAAGGAACTGTCAAGAACTTTGGCTTTAACGTTGTAACCAGCGTCCTTTAATTCTTGAAGTATCTCTAGGAAGTAACCCCTAGCCACGCCTTTAACAAGTCCAGCAACGTTCTCGGCTACAAAAACTTTTGGTTGTAAGCCTTTAAGCAGACGCACATACTCAAAAAACAAGTCGTCAGTTACTTGGTTAGTGTCCGAATAGGCTTTGTCTTTGCCCCATAAGCGTTCCCGTTTGCCAGCCGTAGAGAAAGATGAGCAGGGGGGTGAGCCTTCCAATACGTCCAACTCGCCACGTTTCAAGCGTGCTTCTGACAAAATATCCATTGGATTAACAGTTCTAATATCATCGGGACTTAGTTTCACGTTTGGATGATTAAGAACGTAAGTGTTTCTTGCTTCCTCTACAAACTCATTAGCCCAAACAACTTTATAGCCAGCCATTTCAAACCCTAGACAAGAACCGCCAGCACCAGAGAAAGTAGAAACAACTTTGTAGCCGTTCGTGCCTTTAACTTTGGCTATTTCTTTCATAGAAGGGATTTTGTATTTAGGCTTGTCCACGGATTATCTCGTTGTATATACCAACTACAGACTTGTAGCCTTTTGTGTTTACTGGATGATTAACCAGTTGTGCAAACAAAGCAGAAATACCAGAGTCACCAAGTTGTAGGTTTACGTGCTTCTTGACATTCCATTTCATTATTTCAGGGAATGCGTCACGAATTGGTTGCTTCTGCTCTGGAGTATTACAAGATTTGTATGAGTGACCGTAAAGTATTTCCCTAAATCTTGGGTCACGATAAGGTGATACCACTTTAATACCTAACTCGGTAGTTAATTTATCCCATGCAAGTTTTTGCCCGTAGTCTGGGTTAGCAAACTTTTCAGCACGTATCTCATCCAGCCAAGTCGGGTCATCACCATCTGCACCATGACCACGAATAGAACAATCTCTATCGTCACCGAACAAGCCACCAGCAGTTAAGCCGTTAGCGATAACTCTGATACCAATTTTGCGTGCTTCTCTAATGGCGTACCAGCAAGGCCAAAACGACTCAATTCCTGCTTTTCGCCTGAGCCCGTAGTTAGATATCAGGCTTTGTAGGTCGCCTAGGACGGTTTCTAAGCCTGTAGGAAGAAAAATAGGGGTAAAGACTAAGCCCTCTTGTTTAGCGGTCTTTTGAGCCGTCCTAAAGTCGCTTGACGGACGACCATTAAGACAGAAAGAAATAACCATTGGACGTACCCCATTGGCAAGGTATCCCGCAAGAATAGCGTTGCTGTCCACCCCACCAGAAAGAAACACACCAACGTTCTCTGTGTCTTGGCAATGTTCCAAGATAAGTGAGCGTATTGCTTTCGCAGTTGGATGTTCTATTTGGCTTTGCCCGACCATTCGTAACCGCACTTAGGACAACAGAAGTCAGTTTTAATTTCGTTGTCGTACTCTGGAAAATCAACTGGTGGCTCGTGAACCTTTGGATTAACAAGTTTAATTAAATCATCTAAATCGTCTTGCGAAAATAAAGTGCTATTCAACCCGATTGTCTTTTCAACCTCGGTAAGCAATTCTGCGAGTTCTGCTTGGTCGTAAGTAGCCAAATCATTAGAACGGTTATCAGCCAGCATTATTTGAATGGATTTAGATTCGTCACAGTCTATTTCAACTACGTCAATCTCTTTCCAGCCAAGTAATTGTGCTGCTTTCCATGTGTGGTTGCCAGCAAGAATGTATTTAGTTGATTGCTGAATAACAATTGGTCTGTATTGACCATGTGCTTCAAGACTTTGGCTAATTGCACCAATGTCGCCCTGACGTACATTCTTTGGGTGTGGTATTAACGACCCAATCTTGACACGTTTAATTTGTGGAATCCCATCGCTCATGTCGCAAACTCTACCACGCTGATATACACTTACAACTCTCATTCCCCTAGTGAGTTCGTTGGGGTTATCGTTAGTTCCTTACCAGCAATGGTTATACGGTAGCCCCAACATTAGGGAGACATAAAAAAGCCCCCAACCCAATTTCTCAGGTCAGGGGCTTTTCTGTTGGGGGGAATTGTTATCGGGTTACTTGAAGCAGTAACTCCATTGCGTGAATATCAGCCTCGGCGTTCTTGCCTTTAAGCGTTTCCATCATCGTACGTTCTACAGCGATGGTATTACCCCGTATAGGACGCTCGTGCTGACGGTATGTATTAACGGCTTGTAGAACACCATAGCCAGTACCTTTCCACGGTGATACTCGCTCATCTGAGATGTACAAGTTCTTTAACTGCTCACGAACGTTATCGGCACGAGTTTGTTTGTTCGCCCCATCTGCACCTGTCGCTGGTGCAAACTTGGTAAGGAACTTGTCAAACTGGTTATCCGAAACCTTAATAGCAAGAAGTGTCTCCAATTCTTTCGTGAACTCATCAGACATGGTGTGAATAATATCTAACGCTGAACGTGCTTCTGCGATTCGTGTAAGTGATTTGGAAGTATGACGAATACGGTATGTCTGTCCATTTTCGTCCAATGCCATTTCACGAGTGTTATCGCAAACCACGATTGTTACAACACGCTTGTACGTTGTCGCAATGGAACCATTAAATGACGTAGTAGCAAGAAGTGTTGGTCTGAACTCTACGTCAGCAACCTTCATGTTTTCTGGCATTTCAACTTGTACCCAAGCAACTGCACCGCCTTTAAGTAGTCCAGCAGAACCGATAACTAGGTCATCGTCCAAGAAGTTTGCAACGTTCTTGATAAGCCATTCGCTGTACTGGTGTGATTGGTACTTCGTTGAAGGTACGCCAAGACTTGCGAATGTGTCGTCACGAACAATTACTTTCTTGTTTGGTACCACCATTTTGTCACCGTTTGGAGTTGTGTATTCCATTGGTAGTTCTATTGCGTTCCAAAAGAAAAGACGGCGTTCAACATCTTCTACTGGAATTGCTAGTTCATAGTGGTTTGGTTCTGCACCTTGACTGGATTCTTTGTAATGCCATGCTTTACCACGCTTACTTGTCATGCCAATCAAAATGTTTTGGTTATACCACTCTGTTGTTTCTGTTCCCATTTTATTTGTTCCTTTTATTTGTAGGGTTTTGGTTTAACGCCTCTCGGCGTAGTGGGTGGTCGGGAGTTGAACCCGACTAGGCGACCATATCGCCCACCCTGTTTCGTTTGGGGGAAACGATTTGTTAGAAGTATGCGAATACTGCTTGGTACTTCTTAATGATTGGAACGATTAACAAGTCTGGAAGGTCTGAACGCCAACCGTTGTTAAGTGCTTGTTCAAGAACCATTGATACTGCTTCTTTGTACTGAACGATGCGAGGCTCTGAACTCCAATGTTCAATAACAGAACCAATAAGGTTCTTGGTAATTCGCATTTGAGTTACTACGCCAAAGTGAATTGTGTTTTCCAACATTTGTTCTGTGGTGGCTGGCTCTGAATATGGAAATGATTTTTCAATCCATTGTTCACAAACTTTAATAGCACGTTCTGAATCTTTTGATAGCGGTTGGGTTTCCCTAAGTACAACAAGTTTGTTATCCCAATTAATTTTTGCTTGGGCTTGTTCTTCTTCTCGCTTGATTTTTGCAAACATACGTCCGAGTTGGTCGCCACTTGCAAAAGCATCTAAAAACTCATACCAATCTCGGTAATGACCAGTTGCAGTTTCACCTTGATTAATTTCAACAACTATGGCTTCGCCTTCTGGGTCAACGACTGTTCCTTGAATCCAAATACATTCGGCTTCGCCCCATCCACTTTTGTAAAGCAACTTGGTTGCGTAGTAAGAGTTTTTGTTTGTGCCGTACTTTGTTTCGTTGCGGAATACTTCGTTGTGAAGAAGGTCGTGAATCATCTCGTTGGCTTCAACGATAAATGCTTCCACGGGTTCTGTGCCGTAAGTTTGTGTTGCTGGAATCCATGCTTGTCTTTCTGTAAAGCCAAGTTGAACTTGATAATCGTCACATTTGGTTAGTTCGGTAATTAACTTTCCAATTTTGGTTCGCTTATCAACTTTCCATGTTCCTGCTGTAAAAATTGGCATGACGCCAACTGTGTTGTTTTCTGTTTCCATTTTGTTTTTCACTCCCTAGTGATTTTGTTGTTTATGAGCATCGCTGTCTTTTGAGTACGGCGCTCGTTGTCAGTATATACGTTAATTAGATACCTAAATACCCATTTTTCAACCCCTTATGGTATAAGCGTTTGCGAGCCTGTCCCCTAGAGATATAGCGCCCTAGAGATAGACACGCTTAGAAGCCGTCCTAGCGGTCTCTACGTTAATTTCATTTAGCGGTTCTTTACTGTCTTTTTGGTCTTTTGGTTCTTCTTCCAGATATTCGGGTGTAGATACTTATTGTGTTTAATGCAACCCCACCCAAAGAAACCAACAGGTGGTCGGAAGAATGGCCGATTGTTTTCTCTGTCCTCGTATGTAATGTATTCATTCTTTGTTTGGTATCCATAAATAGATATGCGATGAGCAACAAGTATTTGTTCCTCTTTGGTTGCACCATCTGGTGACTTTGCAAACTCCCGTCCGCCATATCCACGCCAAGTAGATAAAGCAATGCCAAGACCACCTGCAAAGTTTCCACCATCTTTCCAATCTTGTTGTGTTTCGCATTGCGCTACATCGTCCCAAAATTGAACTGGCATTATTGTTGGTCGTACTTTGTGAGATACAACTGTTGCGCCCGACTGGTGAGAAGGAACAATAAGCCCCACTACCACCAGCAGCGCACGATAAATCAGCGTGCTACTCCACGCTCGGCGGATATTGCATAGGCGAGAGGAATTAACAACTCGCCCTTAGGTGTCTCAAACAACTGTTCAAGCCTAACTATGTTTTCCATAGAAGGATTAGCACGTCCTGATTCCCAGAGATAGACCGCAGTTTGTGATACGTCCAAAGTCTCTGACAACTTGCGTTGGGTTAGACCCATGCGCTTACGATTTGATTTAAGTAATTCTGTAAAGCCCATTTTGTTTCCTATTCGTTTATGAAGTATGGGTGTATGTTGCGAGATTCACTCAGCGCATCATTGGCTAGGGATATGGCTACTTCACTATTCTGCTTGGTTGCTACATCGTTTACAAGTGTGTTAAGTGCGTACACAAGTTTTTGATTAACCTCTACTTCTAGTGATAATTGCAAACGCAGTTGTTCTATGGTCTTTCGGGCTTCATCCATAACCCGACCTGCTTCTTGTATTTCAGCCATTGCTTGGTACTCATCCATTGTTATTCTCCAATATTGTTCGTGCTAACACTTCGTACAAACCTTTCCAGTAAAGACATTGAGTTTTGTAATACTCCAACTCTGTTTCTTTTAACTCTGTAAGTATTTCATAAACGTCATCTATGTGTACGTATTCAGTTGTCACGGTGTTCCCCTTCATAGTTCATAAGTGCAACGTAGGCGTTATGCCACGATTGTTTGTTGTCTGGTTCCATGTTCCTTATTGCTTCTGCTAGTTGTCCAGCGATACGTTCCCACGTAGTTGCTGATTTTGATGCTTGGTTGGCGACGGTTACATACCATTTGGCTGTTCCTATTGTTGGGTGCGTTGCTCGTAAGTACGCAAGTTTCATTTCTTCAAAGTCCATTGTTGTTCCTTTTGTTGTTATGACATTAATAAATAAAGCGCAGAAGCAGTAAGACTAAAGCAATAACAAATAACGATTATGTTTGTGTCTTGTCTGTTTTGTTTGTCTTGCACAACGCTGTGTGTGAATGTTGATAGATGTAAAAATAATAAACAAAATGCAACTAATCGCATATTGTGTACCCCTTTCCTTTGCACGCCATACAGCGTTCGTGTATTTCTAAATACTGACTCATGTTGCCAGTTCCGCCACATTCTTCACAATTATCAAAACGCCTCACTTGAGTTGTCAATGAAAAGTCCAACTGCAATTGTTCTGACTTCTTGTTCATCTGTGTAACGGTACCAAACGTTTGTTCCTGATACATCTACAACCTTAACCCATCCTTGTTTCATATTAGGGATATTAAGGTTTAACAAGTCACCGTGTTTCAGATGACGCCAATTTTGTACGGGCATATTTAATCCTTACTTGTTTCATTAGCCAGTAACGACTGAACAGCCCCTCGTGCTTCTTCCAGAGTTGCATACTCCATAAAGTTGCCTACCGTTTCAATATCGTGGTTAATTACTTCCCGTATTGTGTATCGGCGTTCACCGTTATACGGAGCAATAATCGCACCACCAGACACTTGTACAAGTTCGGCTTCTTCTGACGTAATAAAATACTTGCCACCGTCAAGCGTAATGTTGTGAATCTTTGTATCAAAGAACCTCATGTTGGATTTGCTAAACCAATGGGGTGCGTTAAGTTTTACTGTTTTCATATATATAAGTTTCATTTCTTTGTTCCTTTTTGTTTTGCTTCTTGACGTTCTTGTTTAACGTCACGGATTTCCCAACGTGCAGGTGCAGTATTACTAAACCGAGTTGGGTTCTTAACTATGTACTTGCGAATAGTGGAAGTGGAAAAGCCAGTAGCCCTAGCAATATCTTTCGGACTGAACAGGCCAGCCACGTTTGCATCCAACCACTTTTCCAAGTCGCCGTATTTGTTTAATCGTTTGGTTCGTTTGGTTACAACTTCTACTTCTGTAGTGCCGTCTTGAAACTCGCAAGCAACCTCTGGGCGTATCATGTACGTTGCCAAAACCCACTTAATGGGTTTATCGGGGTTAGCCAGTATTGCGTGTCTAGCACGATACCTTTCTGCTTCTATCGGGTCGTATGTCTTTGTCATTTTGTTTGTTCCTTTTTTGTTTGTACTTTGTAACCAATCCAAAGAAATGCTTTTTGTGCAGTTAATCTTTGTTGCCAGTTTTTGTTAAAACTTGTTGTTCTAACAAAACCATCCATTGGGTTATCCATTTCTGGATTTGGTATCGCAGATTCAATACGGGTAGATGCTGGAAAAATCATAAACCCCGCAACTAAATCTTTGGCACTTGCTTGATAAATCACATAGGTGATTGTTCTCGTCTGTGTGTTCTTGTCTTTAAGCACCATTGGTGGTTCCAGTTTGTAAATGGCACCATCACCGTTGCGTGTTTTTCTTACTTTAATTGCTACGTTCATTTTAATTGTTCCTTCCAATTTGTTACTGAACCCTCTTGCCATTGTTGAATAGCCTCATCTAATCCACAATCTGGGCATACATCTGTTTGGTTATCCAAACGTGATAACGCCACTCTTGGTGGATACATTTTCTGGTTACACCGTGGGCATCTAAGTGCTTGGGTGTCTATTTGTTTTTGTTTCATTGGTTGTTCCTTTTGTATGTTGTTTTTTTGTAGTGGGACTTTGACTTTGGTGGATAAATGATTTTGGAATCTGGATTGATTCTGTGTTCTCTGATTGTAAGTAACGCCCAAAGTGAGAAACCAAATAACGCAACCGCTATTAGTTCTTGAAGTGTAAACGTTGCCATTGCTCCAGCGAACATTATTTGTTACCTGCTTCTGATTCGTGAACGTACTGGCTGAACAAGTAATCGGCGTACTCGCCGTTTGCCTCGTCAAGAAGGTTCATCGCTGCTTGTAGTTGTTTGGCACCTGTAATTAGATGTTCAACGGACGTTGCTTCTTTGCCGTATGCCGAGTAAGCAAATTGTGAACGTGATGTATTGACTACCAAGTTTTGGAAAAGAATGTTTACATCTTCTCTGGCTCGGCTGATTTGTTCTAGGTATTGTTTTTGTGTTTTCATTTTCAGGTTCCTTTTCTGTAATGAACAAGTTGCGGTCTTGATGACCGCTTCTTTTTGTTGTTGTTTTTGGTTAGTGACTGAAGTCGGCTTTGTACTGAACGTATGAACTGACTTGTGATTTGGCTTGCTTGTAACTACCTGCTCGGCGGATTCTGTTTGTGTCGTCCAACCAGAACCAACCTTTTGCTTTTGTAAAAGCATCTGCTGTGTCTTTGCCGTGACAGATGGAATATCCGAGGAACGTGTAAACGCCCTCTGCGAGTTTTTTACCTCTCGCTGTTTTGTTTTGTGGCTTTGATGTTTTCATTTTTGGTACCCCTATCGGTAAAGCCCCTAGACGGTCTAGTTGCTATAAGTACAGTTTATAGGGCTAGAGGGGGGGTAGTAAACCCATTCCTCAACCCCTTACAACGTAAGACTTTCCCGACCTGTCCATTAGAGATTTAGCGACCACCCCTAATTTCGTCACAATTTGCTACTGAGCGTATTGGTTCTGAAACTCTGCAAGTTTTTGTAACAACGGTTCGTGCAACCGTTCGGCTTTGTCAAGTATGTAATCAATTATGTCTTGTTCGTCTTTGCGTAACCTAACAAAATTAAGAACCTGAGTAGCACAGTCATCTAACTGTCTATCTTGTATTGGTTGCTGTACTGGCTTGCTTGGAGTCTTGCGACCATTACGCAACCTACTGTCCATTTCTCTAACACTAGGTACAGAACCAACATCGTTTAACACCATGAGTATTTGCTCTGAAGTAAACCCACGCTCTACCGCCGAAGCAACAACGCTATTAAGTGCATACCAAGAACGTTTACCTAAAGGCTTAACCTCTTGTGCGTTCCACCATTCTTCGCAAATCTTCTTGGCTTCGGATACGGAGCCAGTTGGTTCTTGGCTCTGGTTAATACTGGCTCTGGTTTGTAGAGACATTTCTTTACTACCTGTCGGGTCAATATCTTTACTAGGTGGGATAACATTTTTTACTACCCCATTCGGATTAATACTGACCACTGTGTATTGGTTGCTCGTGTAGTCGCCCTGTTTAGTTTTGCGATGACGTACTTCTAAAGCCCCGATACATACAAGTTCTTCTACAGCCTTAGACAACGTTGGTTGCGATATCTGGCATTGACTTGCGAGCGTTGCTCTGGATGGGTGGCACTTACCTTGTACATCTGCGTACCGCCGTAGAACGCAATAAAGCCTTACGGCGTTACTTGACATTTCTGCGTAAAGTACCCACTCTGGGATTATGGCGAAATAGTTATCCGCCTGTATTGCCTTGCTCATTCTCTCCTAGTTTCGTTCCTGTGTATTGTGCAAACGCCGATAGTCGCATTACTACTAACCCGTCTTTCATACCGTCTGGCATTGCTACCATAGCGAATGGTCGGTAGTCCCCAATGGGTCGGTGAGGTTCTGATTGCATTTCACATTTTAAGTAGGCTGTAAACACAGGATTTATTTGCGCACCTGCTTTAACTTCTACACGAATATCACCACCCCACAGTTCTTCGTGTCGTGTATTGGCACCACCAATGCCAAGAACCTTACGGGCGTCCCGTGCTTTTTTGTCACCTTTAGCACGATTACGTTTACCTCTACACTTGTTACAAGCACAACCACGTATATGTCCTTCTGGTCTTTTTAATGGTGTACCAAATAATCCACAACCACATACGCAGTCTGCTTTATCTTTTAGTTGTGATTCCATTTTGTGCCTTTTGTTTTAGTGCGTAACGTTCAGGGGGTGTAAGCCCCCCAAACATCCCATGTAAGTCGGTTTCGTGGCTCATAGCGTCTTGCAAACACTCCATTCGTACTTCGCACTCATTACATATTTTGCGTGCTTTTTCGTATTCACCGTGAGCAGGGAAAAATATTGAAGTGGACATTCCCCGACAATTTGCTTGTAACCGCCAATTAGTCTGTTTGTTCATTTAAGAACCGTAGCGCAATACCACAATCGCTTGCCACGACTACAATCTTGCTTCGTTTGTTTCCATCTTTGTCATCAAACACTTCCTGTTCCATGTAGCCAGTAACGATTACTCTGCTTCCTTTTCCGCATTGGGCTACGATGTTTTCACCTAGTTCGCCCCACGCCTTAATGTCAAACCAACTGGTCTTTTCTTCTTCTTTAACTTTTTTGTTTACAGCCAAACCGAACGTCAAGATAGCGGTACCGCTTTTCGTGTAGTTAAGTTTTGGCTCGGACATACGCCCTATAAGTGTTACTTGTGTTGTCATTTTAATTTCTCTATTCAATTATTCTTATTGTTGTTATTCTTGACCATTTGAAATCGTAGAGGCGTTCTGTCTCTAGTTCGCAAATAGTTATTGTTTCGTCATTACAAGAAAGCACTACGCCTTCTCTAATGGGGTCATAATCCTCACGGACTATTTCTATGGTTTTATTTACTAAGCACATTTGTTGTTCCTGTAGGTAATTCGCCAATAGCAATTTTGTATTTATCCATAGCGTCTGCTAACTCTAGCAACCACCAATTTCCCCATGCCGTTTCAAGCATCTGTGGGCTTTCATCAAACTTTAGAAAATCATCTAACGTTTGAACAAGGTGAGCGATTGCTTCATTAGTTTTACCGCTACGGGTTCTTACTGGTTCGTCAAAGCAATCAATATCGGAATAGTAAGGGCGAAAGCCTGAGTGAACATACACATGACAACCATTACGTTTAGTTCGCAAAGCAAATACTTTATGCAACTTATGGAAATTGGTTAAAGCACTAGATGTTTGACCATGATGATAACCAAACTTTTCTGATAACTCTTTCCAAGTAACGCCATAATGATTTTGCGTTCCTATATAACCCAATATGTCTTCCTTGTTTATTCGTTTACGTTCAATGCTTGCAGGACGATTAACGTGTCCGTCACTACCGTTGTATGCTCCGTCCATTACTTACCTGCCAACTTCTGAATAAGGATACGTGTCTCATCTACTTCTATTTCAGAAATATGGGTTATCTGTCGCCCAATTAAATGACTAAGAATAGATGCTGTGTCTTCACTTGGATACTTTTGTTGTAACTGTTTCTCAACCCAAACTTGCTGTGCCGTAGTTAAACCAGCCTCGCCTTGCTGAACAGACTGCGCTATTTCTTTTTTAACCAATACTGGTTTTTCTTCAGAACGTCTTTGTACCTTATTCATTTCTTCACGACTAGGACGTTTGCCCTTGACCGACAGATTCATGTTTGCGGTGGCTCTTCCGATTGCGGACGTTTCACAATTTTCTACAAAACTTGTTTTATTAACTGGCGATGAGCCAAAAACTTCTTCTGCAAAGCCCGTAGATGTTGGGTTTGGTTCATCTACGTTGCGATACAACGAGGCTTTAATTAAAACCCGTTTCTCATCGTAGTGAATTATCTCTGTAGCGACACGCCCGTTTGGGTGTAATTCCCAAAACTTGTTTAGGCGTTCCTCTACTGTTTCGTATGATGATAAGTCAAAATGTGCCATTGTAATTTTCTCCCTTAGTGAGTACGCAGTATGCGTGTAGTTGCACCGATACGCCGATAGTTGGCGACCAGTTCTGGATTCTCTGCTTCAAGCAATTTTGCGTCAAGACGTAAACTGCCTTTGCGAGACTTGTATGAAATGACCTTTTCGCCATTTACAGTTCCTATTTCTTTGTTACCTAACAGGTTTACGATTTCATTTCGCAAATCTTGTTCTTGTTTATCCATATCCTCTCGTATGGATTTAATGTGTTTGTATTGTTGAACTAACTCAAAGCCACGTTCGCCAATTTCTAATTCACCAACGGGGTCGGGAAACATAGTTTTAACTTGGTGTTCTGTCATTAGTACATCTGGTGGTAGTTCGTTGTTATCAAAATATGTTCCAACGATTTCTGCCCAATCCAGCAAACGTGCAATGTCTGCTTCGTTGCGGAAAACTTGCCAATAGCCAAACCTCATACGTTTATCTAGTACCACTACCATTGCGTAAGTTGCTGTAGGTACGCAGGCTAGTTGGGCTTGAACTTGCCAGTAAAACGATTCAGGTATTGCATCGTCTGACGAATACTGCATCGTGCTTTTGGCTTCAACTATTACCAATTCATCTTTTGTTAAACCGTCAAGAGTTGCAACAAAACGACCAGCAGTAAACCACGGGTCGGGAGTTTCAATCTGTTCTTCTAACAAATCAGAAGCGTATGCCAATAACGCTGGTTCTAAACGATGACCACGCATCTGCACTTCGTTTGGTGGTTCTGGTAATTCATCGCTTTGCCTAGAAATAAACAAATCAACGATGTTGCGGTACTTGGACAAGTTCATTAGGACTGGCGCATCGCTGGCACCAAACCTAACCTTTCCTGTTTTGTCACGTTTACGTTGAGTATGCCAATCTGGGCTTAGGTAAGTGGGTCTTGCTATTTTCATCGTGTTCCTTTTTACTAAATGGGTGTATCAGGCTTTTGTTACTGGTACTGGTTTTGTTTTTGGCTTTGTGTCTTTAACTTCTGTTTTGCTTTTTGGCTTCTCTGCCTTTGCTGGTTTGCACTTTGGGCAAGTGTGAACACCTTTACGGATAGACCAGCCGAGGCTTTTTATGTCTGCCCGTACATCTTTTGCAAGGACGTGAACCTTGCTTGGTGTATTGCAGGTATCGCAATTAATGGTGAACGCTCGTGTAAGAGTCATTTTTGTTCCTTTGTTTGTAGGCGTTATTGCCATAGGGTCATTCTAACTCGCCCTTGTATCGGGGTTAGCCATTGACCTATTTAACAAAGTGGTTAATAGTTTGAGACACGCAAAAACGTGTTAGACGGGGACTACCCGAAAATTATGCCGCTATACCCGAACAAATAAGCCTGTTTTCAAGTTTGTTAATTAACTCTGCCAAACGTTCCTGTTCAGCCCACCCAATCGGTGACAACTTTTTCAAGTAACTAATAACTAATTGCATTTCAACGATTGACATAACAAACTTTTCATCTAGGGGTTTATATGTCTATCTTGTGACAAGCAAAAATCAACAAAGCGTTACTCGTCTCAAACCACTACTTCTCATTAGAAAAGGAAGAGCCACCTCAACAACAAAGAAAAGGTGGCTCAATCCCATCTGGTCGGCGGAGAAGGGAACACCGTCCAGACATAAGCCATGTTAGTCGGAAACTTTACACAAAACCTTTATGTCACGAATCATTCCTACAGGAATATGAATTGCATGAATAACATCACCCTCACAATAGGTTTGCCAAATAGTCACATGGTCTTTTTTAGAACCCGAATCTGGAACTGGAACAAGAAAACCAACTGATTCAACAATTGTTTCTCCAGTATCTTCATAATCTTCAAGGGTAAGCCAGCCACCTTCTGAACAATGCGCATCTGCCCATTTAACCAAAACAATAGGATAATTCATTACCATTTTTCCTTTTTCCTGTCAGCACAAAATACTGGTGCTTGAAACGTAATGTTTTTTTCGGGCGTAATAAGGGCAAGAGCCTGTTGAGGTTGTTCAAATCCAAACCCCATAAGCATTGCATATTCGTCATATCCCTTCATTGACCCGTTTACAACCATTGACGGTGTGCTGATGTACTGGTGCCAATGTCCGAGCCACAATGTCTTAAAAGTTTTACCCGTTTGTAAATAGCGTCCTTCTTTTCTTGCTCGCATCCGCATAATGGGTGGATAGATACCACCGATGCCACCGCCACCTGATACTTGGTCGCCATGTGTAATGAGATGCCCGTGTTCGTAAATGTTAATAATTGCATCGGCACTCTCAGGAATTGTAAAGGTAACTCTTTTGTCTTTAGCAAAGTGACGTTCAACCATTTTTGCCAATAGCCAATCGTAGTTTGTTCTAACCCGTTGTTTCATTCGTGGTTTTCGGGTTGTTCGCCCATGATTACCCACAACACTTACAACATGGCATTTCTTAAACTCTGTTGCCAGCAAATCGGTAACTGCTGCAATCTGTTCAGACCAAAAAAGCAAACTGCCAATCATTGTGTCATCGTTTGTAAGCGACAATTCCTCGTGAATGTCACCCGTGAAAATATCTCCACCCAGAATTAAAACAACACCGTCATAAGTCACACCTGACATATAATGGCGAGCCAATTTAACAACATTCTGAGCCCAACGTTCTAACCGCATTACAGCAATTTGACGGTTGTAAGCGTTTAAGCCTTCCATTTCATCAGGATTAACTACTTCATCAAAATGAGTGTCAGAAAGCATTACAACCAGCGTGGCAGCAGACGATTTAGGTTTAGAAGGAACAAGCCAATGTGGGGGGTCTAACAAAACATCATCAGCACTTTCAACAATAGTCAAAGAGCGTTCAATCTGTTCAAGACGTTCAGTTAAACGGACATTTTCTGCTGCAAGCCTTGACCGTTCTTTCCTTACACGCATCATCTCAAAGCGTTCTGCTGTGTTGTCTTCCATTTCATCTTTAAGACTCATATTACATCGTGTCCTTCCACCGTTTAATAGTTCCTCTATCAACGAAAATGTTACGATTTCGCAAAGCCTTTTGAATGGCTGTTGGGAAAATAGAAGGATTGGCTATTGCCTCAATTAAGTCTTTCGCATCTTCTTCATTTAGTTGAGACAAAATTTGATTAAACCGATTAGGTCGTTGCAAACTGGCTTGTTGTTGAATCTCGTTTAAGAAAGTTCCCATGCCCTTCTCCCGTCATTTATGGCTTAGGCAAAGAACGCCACGCATCCTCAAACTTAGCAGGGTTGTCAGCCATTTCAGGTGAAAGTTCAATGTGTAGCCATTTGCCACCTTGAGAACCTGCATTATCCTTAGAATCATAAATCTTAACCGATTTAGGGTCAGAGCCTTCTCCACGACTGCATCGGTATCCACGACCCCAACCAAGAACCTTGTCCTTAACATTGGAGTCAAAGGCATAATCGTGCATTTCCTCAATGCCTAAAACGGCTGTATTTGCTAAGAACCAATCCCAAGCCTCAACTGCTTTAGTCCTATCTTTGTATCCAAGGTCACAGGCTCGCCCTGTAGCGTGAACTGAAAGCCACTTAGGGTCTCCAGCAACCGCTTTAGGATTATTCATCATACGGTTGGAAAACAAGCCCAGATTAGTAAAAGACCAGCGTTTGCCACAAAGTTCAACTAGTTTGACTGTTCCTGCTCGTGCGCCAACTTTGCTAACACCATCAGAACTACCTGTGTATTTACGCATTCTTATCTCTTTTAATGCCAAACGCCCCATCAACTTCATGCTTTTCTAGTTTTCCGTCATTTAATGCCTTAGCCAAGTCATAAACCACAAGGGCAACGGCTGCGCCACCTGCCTGCAAAGCCTTATACCAAAGGGGAACAGAAACATTAGTAGCAAAAGCGTCAATAACTGACGAGCCTGTAATAATTCCAAGTGCTGACGACACGAAAAGGGCGATTAGACGGGTGGCTACATCTTTGATTACATTGAAATTCATTTAGAATCCTTATTTAGAATTGACAAAAGCAAGTGTATCAGAATGGTACAGAAGGTAATCCAAATGCCGTATGACCGTGTTTGACCTGACAAAGTAATCAAAACCAGTCCCGTTCCTGCCCAAACCCACACATTTTCAAGTAAAAACTTCATAATTATTGCTTTCTACGAACTGGCGGTGGCGGTGGCATCACAATCATAATTGCTGTGCTAACTACAATAACACGCCTTGTTTTAATATCTACTTTAGAACCGATTGGTACATAAGTGTCGGCTGCACCACTAAACACATTGACCTTTGCCTCAAATGCTTCACGAATGGCTACTGGCGCATTTTGAACGGCTGCAATAATCTGTGCAACTTCGTCAGGGGGCAACTCCTCTAAGGAAAGAGCCTCAAAGACCCTTTTGGCTTCGGCGGTGTCTAACTGCGCTAAGGCTGCCGTATCGCTGGCAATCGTAGCAGCCTCGGCTGGCGTTACCTGATTGGGCAACACAGTTGTAGTTGTTGGCGATATTGTGGTTGTCATGACAGGTAAAGAAGTTGATGATGTGCTGGTCGTAGCATCGGTAGTGCTTGTCGTAACACTTACCGTTGTGCTACTTGTGCTTGTGCTAATTGGCTGATAAACCGTAGTTGTCGTTTCGGGAATTGTTGAGGTTGTAGATGACGAACTTGTTGTGGGTTGTTGGGTTGTTGTCGTTGTTCGGGCTACTTCTGTGGTTGTCGTTATCGGAACGGTGGTAGTAGTAGATGTGGTCGTACTTGTGGAAGTTGTTGTGGTGGGCTGAATTGTCGTACTTGTTGAAGTTGTGCTTGTCGTTGTTGTGCTTGTGCTTGTTGTTGTCGTTGATGTTGAAGTGGTGGTTTCGGGAATAGTAGATGTTGTGGTACTTGATGTCGTTGATGTTGTGGTTGGTACTTCTGTGGTGGTTGTCTGCATAGACCCAACACCGTCAAACGCTAATTCGTATTTCTCATTCCAACCGTTTCCCCCTCGCCAAACATCAGGTTGCCAACAACAAGTTCCTGCTCTAAGCCTGTAACGACCAGCAGGAACCTCAAACGAAATAAACGACTGCAAACCGTAAGAATCATCGTTAGAGATTAAAAGAGTGCCAGCCTCGTTGTAAAGCCACAATTGAGGGTCAGAGTTAAACCCGTCAATGTAATAAGTTTGCGCCACAAAAATAGTTGGCTCAGAATACTCAAACCAATAATCAGTCGGTTCCGTAATTACAGGATTAGAAGCGTGTACAACAGAGGGGAAAAACGACAGAAACGCTATCGGTGCATAAACAAACCAGCGAAAATTACTTCTCTTTTTCAAGATGCCAGTCAATGTGATTCCCAAGGCGATTATCAACTTTGTCAATCTTCTCAATAACTGAATCTAATTTATCTGCGTTTATGGCATGGTCACGATTGTTTTGCCTGCGTGTGGTTTCAATCAACGCCACTATTAACGCTGTAGCCATACCAATAACAGCAACCGCTATTTCATTCATTTATGAAGCCCCAATATCTTCAATCGTAAATGAATATGTGCGCCCATCAGCAGGTACGCCAAAAATTGTTGCTGTGCCTAATTCTGTTGATGCTCTCATTTTGCGAGTTATTGAACCAGCCGAAGCAGTAAAAAGAAACACTGCTGTAAAATAATCAAAGTCGCCTGATGCAGTTGATTGCATTGTGCTATTTTGTCCAACATTAGAACCATCTGTCAAACTCAAAAATACACGGCTTGTAGTGCTTTTCTGATAAAACCCATTGAATGTTGCACGATACAAACGCCCAGTAACTGCTGTAAAGGTCACGCTCATTCCTGTAATGTCCACATCACTTGTTGTTAGTGAAGTGTTTGCCGTACTAATCGCGTAGCCCATTATTCCTCTTGGTGAACTACCAAGCGATGAAGCAATCTCTACCCATGCTGAACCTGTGTATGACTGCAACACATTCGTATCATCAAGATAACAAGTCATACCTTCAGCAAGTGTTGGTTCACCAGCACCACCAAACGCAGCATCACGGGCTACCGATGTTGCGAACCGCATTATGGATTGGTCAGCGAGATAACCATTCACATCTGCTGCTGTTAGTTTCGTGAACGATGCGAAAAGTTTTGCGCCTAAACCAGCCATGATTATTCACCTATCCATTCTTCTGCTTCGTTACCCTCTGCAACCCACGCAAGATACGCCTGATAATCCGTGTTTTCATCAGCAAACGGAATGACCATCATGCTTGATTCATTTTCAACAATAATAAATTGACGGTCATCAACAATTCTAATTTTATAGTTCACAAGATAACTCCATAGTGATTGTTGCAGGCAAAGAAGTGTAAGCAGTGTACGGGTCGGGAAAGTTATTACCTGAATACCAATCCAAAAACAAATGTTCTCTGTGGTGTTCTCCAGAAATCACAGTGTTTGAAATACGGTAATCACCTAAATAATCCAACACTCCAGGCCTAGTAACTCTTGTAATAAAAGTACATACAAGAGTGGTAGCAGCCCTCATAGTTGTTGGCATAAAGTATTCGGCAAAACCCAGTGTTGGTTTGATAAAAGCAAACGAAAGTGCAAGTGCAGATGCTTTGAGATAATACCGTTCGCAATTACGCAGGTCATCAGCGAAAGATTTGAACTCAAATGGTGTAGCAACAGAACCAACAGTTAATTGTGCGCCAGTCATAAACCAGTTGTTGCTTGTTGATGAAGCCAAGTTACTTACACCAACAGCACGATTAGCAGAAACTGTTGCAGCCCAAGTTGTAGCAAGTGTGCCTGATGTGTATGTAGTCCCTGCACCAAGCCACCAGTTTAATGTCATTGAACCGTTTGAATCATTATCAAATGCACCTGTTGTATCGGCAGGATATGTAATCGTTTTGTATTCCCAAGTATTAGAAACATTGACCGTGTATGACTTACTGACTGTTCTACTGTTGTCGGAATCTTCTAATTCCACAATGAATGTGCCTGTCTGAAACGCTTTAACCCAAAAAGACAATGTAACTGTTTGCGCTGATGCTGTTCCTTTACGAATTGCTTGCAGGTTTTGACCTTCTATGGCTTGTTGAAAAATGAGATAATCTCCAGCAGCAGGTGACGCATCGGCTGTTGTGCAAGCAAGCCTAGAACAGTTACGAAATCCCGAACCTGCAGGCGCATCAGCAAGAGTCGTCTGTGAAAAAGTACCAAGAGTGTTGATAGCGGTTTTCCATCTATCGGCTGCGTAATAACCACTTGTTGTTATTCCTGTAACGGCTGTGCCAACTGCTGAACGCTGTGTGACCTGCATAGCCCCATTGATAATCAGGTTGCCTGAAGAAGAACCTGTGAACAAAACAGCATCAACCGTGTCGGCAATAGACTTCATGGCGGTTGCGCCATCGGTTACATAATCTGTTGATGATGGGTATGGGATTGCGAAGTTTGTTGTTGTGCCAGCCATAGTTTCCTTAAAGGATTGTCCAAATCAGATTACTCCATGTTAGTCCAGCAGGTACGGTATCCCAAGCAAGGGTGGGCGTGACCGCATTCCAAGGTTGTGAGAATCCAACAGGGGAGAAGTATAGTTCAATGTGGTGGGTGCTTTGGGTGATGACATGGTTGATGCCTTCAATGTAAAGGTTTTTCTGCACGATAGGTGGGGTGCCGTATTTGAAGGTTTTAACTACTGCCACGAAATCGCCAATGTCTAGTGTGGATACTGAGTTGCGTTCGGGTGCTGTTAAGGCGTGCATATTTATAGACAGCCCTGTGTACCAAAAGTTGGGTTCAGTACGAATGAGATAGTCAGCCAATGTGAAAGCATCAGCATTTGTGGCTAGAGGTGCATCTTGAATAATGACGCTTTGAACGCCATAGTTTGTTTGTGACTCTATTGAGACAACCGTTTGGTCTGTTGGGAATAACTGTGCAGGGTTAGACTCCACAACAACAGTGCAGTCGTTAATAATGCTGTTAGGTCTTATAGACTGACTCCTAGAAACAGCCATTGCAGTGCCTATTCATAAGTGACTTCTAGCGTTTCGTATGGTATTTGGTTCGCATCTAGTGGGTCATCGCCGAAGACAATAGTGGGAGAAGCAACTGTGCTAGTTGGGGTTCGTGATTCCCAATAAAAAACACCTTCACGGTCTATATACATTCTGCCCTGTTCGGCATTTGCAATAAGGTCGTTGAAATATGCAAGCGGTGTTTGTGTGCTAATTGCAATACTAGAAAGGTTGGCAACTCCAGTAGCGATAACTGGTGCAGGGATTGGTGGGAAACCTACTTCTGTTAAGCCCAAAATCCTATCCACTCTTACCCCCGATGTTTCCGCAGGTGGAGTTAGGTCATTAATGGTGGTTGTGGTGAGGTTTAGGAATGCATCAACGGCATCAATCTTTATGATGTTGTGGTAATCCATGCTGAACTCTGTGTTGTACTGGATGATTAAACCAACAAACATAAACTCATCATTGCGAGATATGCGTACAGCACGGCGAGGTTCAAAACCGAGTCTGCCTCTTTCAACATTCCAGTACGGGCTTGCACTATTAGCAACGCTAAACTTGTCTTGTGCTTTTAAGTCGTCAATAACAATACTGCAAGTGCCAGCACCGAACTGTGCATCTTGACTACTACGCCCCCGTTTAATACTGACATTAAGCACATACTCTGTCACATCAATGAATGTTGTAGAACCATCTAGGAAGTCTAAGTCAAGAAAGCCTAAGTCATTGTCATCAAGTGTGAAAACATCTTGGTAGAAACCAGCGTCAAGTTCCACCTTGTATGTGCCGATGTCGTTTAAGCCAGCCATTTAAGTAACCTGAATATCTATCGCACCTGAGCGTCTATTAAACTTGCGAAGTTCAGCAACTAAAAAATCAGGCAATGTGCTGTCTGCAATCTTGCTGTTAATCGTAATGTTATAAATGTCGCCACCTGAGTTAAGTCTGTCAAGAGGAACAACTGCTTCACTACCAGACTCGCCAATCATCGCAAGCGTTGGATTATTAACGATGCCGCCCTCTGCCATCATCGGGAAGCCGTTAGGGAAGATACTTGCAAAGTCAAAACCAGAAAAGTCAATGTTAGAGAAGTCCATGTTAGAGAAGTCAATGCTTGGCAAGACCATCATTCCACCGCTAAAGCCGTTACCACCACCGCCAGTAGTAATTCCTGCACCAACAAACTGACCTGTATTCGGGTCTATTCCTGTAAGTCTTTGGGCTTCTTCTTCTTGTTTCTTTGTTGTGCCTTTTGCAGCCTGTGACAACCCCTTTCGGGCATTGTTTAATTCAAGTAACGCCTCTGCCTGTTTTTTATACGCCTCTGTTACTTCATCGGTAGCATCACGCTCTGTCTTCTGAGCATCAGTTAAATCTTTAAGTGCGTCTTTGTAAATATCGGAGTCAGTAGCAGCACCATTAATAACTTCGTTTAATTCTTTCTGCTTGTCCAAAACATCTTGATTTGCGTCAGCCAATGCAATCTTTGCATCTTCTTGGTCAAGGATTGCGGTAGTAAGTTTTTCTTCTGCCGTTTGAATTGCCTCAGGTGTTGCCAACTTCCTTGCTTCAGTTACTTTGTCTTGTGCATCTTTTTGAGAATCTAATGCGTCTTCAAGTTCTTTCTCTGCTTTAGTAATTGATGATGTGCGCATTGATTTTCGCGCGAGAGCCACAGCATTCTGTGCGTCAGCAACTTTCTGTGTAGCAGTAGCCAATTCTGCTTCGGCTTGATTTACAACCTTGCCACTCTTTAAGTCGTTTAATTCTTTTTGTGCATCAGCAACATTCCTAGTTGCATCACGCAATGACAATGTGGCACGAACGGCTGAACGTTGTGCATCGGCAAGGTCACGAGTAGCCGTAGCAGCCTCTTTGCTTCCTGCACCGTAGCCTTTGCTTACCTTATTAAACTTATCTTGGGCTACCCGTACATCATCTGTAGCGTTTGCAAGGCTAAGGGTGGCTGTGGCAATGCCCTTTGTTGCGTCATTAAAGGCTTTAGTTTCAGAACCAAATAATTTTAGGGCTGAGGTGTATTTTTCAAGGGCTGTCTTGGCTTTATCCATTGCCGTAGTGTCAGTGTCGTCATCGCCACCACCAGTTTTTTTAGTTTTTTTCTTTGGAAGAATAGCGCCAGCAGTTAATTTAAGTGTTGGTTTTAACTTCCTAAGTTCATCACCTAGAGACTCCACAGACTTCTTTGCTTTGTTAGAACCAATTTCAAGTTCAGTTAATAACGGAATATCATCAAGAAAAGGCAGTCCGTTATATGCCTTAATAAGATAGTTAATTCCCTTTACAAAAGGATTCACAAACGCATCAAGGAAAAAGTTAATGACATACCTTAAAATTGGAATCATTTTGCCAAGCACTTCACGGAAACCCTTAAACCTTAAAGCCAATGCAGCAATAATTACAACAACAGCACCAATAAGTGCAGGGATACCGAAGAAGGCAGCATTCATAGCAATAGCAGTACCAGTTGCAGCAGTACCAAAAGCAGTCATAGCGATAGTGGCAAGTGTTTGTAGTGCTGTGTAGATACCTGTTGCAAAGTTTAACGCAACCACAGCAGTTACTACGCCGAAGACAAGGTCACCCCAACCATTTAACTTGCCAAGTGCTTCTAAACCTTGCTCACCTAAATACTTAAAGGCAGCCCCTAATCCTTCTGTGCCAACAATGTCGGAGAACTTTCTGAATACAGGTATTACCGAGGTGTTCAAGAAACCCAAAATAGTTTTAAAGGCAGGCAGTAACGCTGTTCCAAGTTCAGCAGAAATGTCCTGAAAAGTGGCAATCAAAGTTCTTTGCATATTGGCAACACCGTCAGAGGTTCGTGAATAGTCGCCCTGTGCAAGTGAAGAGTCTTTAAGGATTAAAGCGTAGGCAGCCTGAGACTTTGCTAAAACACTTAATGGTCCCTTGCCGTCATACAGTTTAAGTGCCAGTGCTTCTTGTTTAAGGCGCACATCGTTTATCGCAATACCAAAGCGTTTAAGTGGTTCTGCTTCGCCTGAAAGACCTGAACGAATAGCCAAAAGTGCTTCTTCAACAGGAACGTTATTAAATGATGCAAGGTCTCCAGCGAGTTGCACCATCTTAATACTCATCTGAGAAGCCGCTTCACGGGTTGTGCCGAAGGCTTGAAGCAGGTTTCCGTAGGTTCCAGCAGCCTCTAATGCTTGCTGATTAGAAATACCCATTGACTGTGCGGCAGTAGAGGCAAAGTCTTTAACTGATTGGGCTGAATCACCAAAAACAACATTAATTTTGGACATTGACTCTTCAAGGTTTGAACCAGCATCAATAAGTTTCTTGCCTATTACTCCTGAGACTAATCCTGCTGCAGCACCAAACTTTGCAAAGTTTTTTATTCCGTTATTAACGGCACTAGTAGTGGTTTGTAAAGCAAAAGCAGTCTTATCTGCGCCAGTTTTTAGTCTCTGAAAGTCTTTTATCGCCTTGTTAATGCCTTTGGAATCAAATTCGGAGACAATGTTTACACCTAAAGCCATTATGCGCCTCTAACAATCTTTGCTTCTACCATTTTGTCTGTCTTGCCGATTATCTTTAAAATGTCTGCTTCTACAAGTCCAATATGCTCTCTAACACTAGAATACATGACCCTTGAACGTGTCTTAGGTGGTTTAGATTTTGTTTTAAGATGTTTGTCTAAGTTTTTAACAAACAAAGAAATGTTGGCACCACCAGCAGAGTCATAAACTGCACCACCAGCGTTACGCTGTTCTAAACGTAAAATGCTGTTCTTACGCCCAACTACAGCCTTAACACCCTTACGCGCCTTCCCACCGCTATATGCAGGCAATCTAGCCTCACCAAGTCTGGCAGGCGAAGAAGGCCAGTTTTTTAAAGGTCGGGAAGGGAAATCACTACCAACAGCATTTACTAACTGTTGTGACCCTGACAATAATTCAGTTGAAATAGCCTTATACAAAGTAGGTTCGTATTTGCGAAGTTCAGCCAGCAAAGTCTTTAATCCGTGTACTTCAATCGCAGTAGCCATAAGACTATCTTACTGTTTTCTCATCGTCTTGGAAGCCTGCTTTGCAAGGTGTGTCACATACTGCGACATTACTGAGATGGTTAAATCGTCTTGCTGCATCACTTCTGACGGTGAAATGTGAAACTCATGTGCTAACTGAACGATTGTCCAGTGCAGAGAGCCTACTCCAAAGGGGTTTCACCCGCTTCAGAGTCTTCCCTAACTTCAACCGACTCAACGGTATTAATCCATGCAGGGTCAAAAGCGTCTTGTGTTTTCATTGTGCGCTTTTCAGAGTGCCAAGCAAGCCAAGCCAAGTCTGTGAGCCGTAGTTCTTCTTCAAACTTAGTCACACTACGATTCCAAGTGCGTTCAAATGCTACAAAGTCGGGAAACTTTGCGTCTGCATCCCGTTTATCGCCGTTGGCGAATGTAATAGTTAAAGCAATTTTCATTGTTTTCCTTCTTTTGTGTTGTTTAGACTACTGCTTTTGCCAATGTGCCACCTGTAAAGGTAACGCTAGTCATTGCCAGTTCGCCAACTGCGCCAGCCACAGGAGTATGTGAAGCGAGGTAGGTTGCTGTAAGGGTGTAGGCAGGGTTCGTTGCAGAAGTGGTTGCACCGTTAGGCTTTACAATCACAGTTGTTGTAGTGCCTACCAATGGGTACAGCGTGGCTTCAACATTAGAAGCGGCAAAGTCTTGCATGAAGGCAATTTCGCAAGAGTTATTCTGAAGTCCACCTGTGAACTTGTGCCCTGTATCACCGAAAGCCGTAATCTCAATTGAGTCATTTTCGTAGTTAAGCGTTACAGAATTAGCGTGGTCAGATAGAACGACTGCGCCTACCGAAATGTATGCATTTGTTAAAACAAGAGTTGCCATTTGTTATTCCTTATGAGTTGGCTTTAACGAGTGTGCCACCCGTAAAGGTTAAAGAGGTCATTGCTAATTCACCAACTGCGCCTGCAACTGGATTATGAGACGCAAGGTAGGTTGTTGAAACTGTATATCTAGGGTTAGTTGAACTAACTGTTGTGTCCACAGGGATGATTTCAACGGTTGTGGTTGTTCCTACAAGTGGGTAAATAGTGGCTTCAACATTTGAGGCTGCATAATCTTGCATAAATGCGATTTCAATGCTGTTATTTTGCAAACCGCCCGTAAAAGTGTGACCACCTGAGCCGAATGCAGTGTTTTCAACTGAGTCCACTTCATAGTTAAGGGTTACGCTGTTTGCACGACTGGCAAGAGCCACCGTATTCACTTTAATACTGCAATTAGTAAGTACCAGTTGAGCCATTATTTTGTGTCCTGTTCTTTAGGTTCAGTTTTGCCTTTTGCTTCTGCGATATGTCCACCTTCAACAAGAGCGTCAAAATTAACACCCTCAAACTTATCACTATCAACTGTTTCGCCTTGATTGCCAAGACCGCAATTATCTGAAATAACTTTATATTGTGCCATTATCCGTGAACTTCCACTAAAAACCTAATTTCAAGAAACTCTGCGTCTCCTGCACTTAGGCTTGTAACATCTGCTGATGATTGTACTATTAAAGTTGAACAAATGCCACCAAGCGTTTTGTCGGCTTCAATTGCTGCTCTGATACTGCTCGCCCCTGAGTAGGACAAATACCCGTCAAGCAGGGCATCGGCTGTTCTGTCCGTGTACCTACCCACAACCACAACGATTGTATAATTAAAAACCACATCTCCACCGTTAAATGCTCTGTGGTATGTAACAGAGTTTAAGACAGGAAAACCAATTGGTGGGTTTAGTTGGTCAGGCTGATAAGAGTACGCCCGAAGTCCACTAATGGTTGCAAGGCGGGCTTTTAGTCCGTCTGTTACTTGTGTAACGGTTGCAGGCATTAGGCAATTCCAAATTCACGGTAAGGGTTTAGAAGGTCACGTACGTCAGGGTCAATGGCTCTTACTTGCATTGCCATATCAGCAAAACCTACAACTCCAAGTGCAGCGTTTAATCTTGCAAACTGCCTCATTGATAGCAAAATACAGGCTTCACGAATATCATCAGGTATGGCGTTCCAACCCCATTCAGCAGTGCATTGTACGGTTGGAAAAGATGGTGTCACTTCAAGTGAAAAAGTTTTACCGCTTACCATTCTTGCTTGGCGGTATGGTCGCCCTCTAAGTGGCGCATCTGTTGGTTCAAGGATGTAATCCGTACCTTGTGTAATGGTCGTTGCGTAAGTGCCATTAGCGGTAGAGTCCAGTTTAATCGTTACCGATGTTGAAGGTAAATCAGCAGGAAACACACACAAGTATTCATCGTATGGGTAAATTGGTACGGCGGTACTTGCGGTCTTGTAAAACCATCTTCCGCAGTAGCCGTCTATCCTTCGTGAAGCACCTTCAATAGAGTTCTCAAGAAGTGTGTCATCCACACTATCAGTAAGTCTAAGTGCTGCCTTTACTTCGGCAAGGGTGCAATATCCATTAGTTATTGCCATTACTGTCCTTTGGCTTGCGCCCACGCCTTACAACAGCCTGTTCCATTTCAGGTTCTAGTGCAGCCACCTCAGTAACAACCTCTTTAGAAGGGCTTAAATATTTGTGGCTAAAACCAAGTTCTGCCAACGCTTCATCAACAGCAGCAATCCTGTCTTTAAGTCCCCTATTTTCATAGCCTTTGCGTTCAGCCAATAATGCTTCAATGTACTTGCTCATATTGTAATGATACATCTTTCTACTGTGGAAAGTAAGCCTTAAATAGAAGAAGCCGAACAAGCATTTGCCTGTCCGACTTCAACTAATTTTTAGGTTTTTACAAACTTTGGATTAGAAGGTTGGTGTGATAAGTCCCGTACCGTTGATTTGTGCCCAAGCGTTCGGGTAACGGTTTGCAGTAAAGGCACTGTATCCGTACACAATCATGGTTACATCTAGTTCAGCAGCCTTTGGCTGTTCAAAACGAAGCATCATTGGCTCGCCAGAACCTGTTTCCCACAAGTGCAACTCTTGCGTGTTACCAATGTAGATAGTGTCTTGGTCTGTACCAGCACCTTGAACAACGCTAACGGTTGCGTCTGTGTAAACAGGCAATCCGAGGATGCTGTAACCACTGTTGCCGTACATTGGGGCACCTGAACCGTAAGCGTATGCAGGCTGACCTGAGGACGATGGGGTTGGTACTGCAAGTGGGCGTGACTGCCCATCAACTGCTGCCAAAATGAAAGCAAGTCGGCGTGGGTGCATGATGATTACGTTTGGTCCAGCGAAGAAAGTTGTTTGTACTTTCTGAATTGCATCAACCAATTTTGGATACATCTCAGCAACTGTCGGACTGGCATCGGTATAAGTGACTGTCTGTCCTGCGGATGCAAGAAGTTCAGCAACAACGGCGGTGTTCAAAACCGTGTGGTATGAAGAAACAAGGTCTGCCATTACAAGCGAGTCAATGTTTGTTCCACGCTCTAGTGCCTGACGGGAAACATTCTGCTGACCTGCAAATGTCTTAACTGTGAGGTCAAGTTTTGTGTCGTCCATGTTTGTTTCCTGAACGGCTGCGCCTTCAGTTTGCAATGCGGTTGCGGAACCAGTTGTTACCTTGCTGATGCTTAGTGTCAAACCTTCGTTTGGAAGTTGATGCTTGCGGGCGAGGTCTGCTGTTACACGACCTGCACGAGCGAATGGTGCTGCCAAGTCAGTAAGGAACTGAGGAACCATAAGACCAGCAAATGCTGCTGATGTTACGTCACGGCGTTCAATTCTTTCTTCTGCCATGTGGCGTGCAAGACGCTCAGATGCCATGTAGTCATTGTTAAACTGTGCAGCGTAAGCGTCACGAATGAACGATGTGTCTGCCTGTGGTGCGTAGGTACGAGCCTCAGACTTTACAACGGCAGGTGCTACTGCACTGTCAAACTTCTTTTCTTTGCGCAGTTCTGCTGCTTCTGCTGAACGCTTTTCAAGTTCAGAATGAGTCTTAATTTGCTCGTCAAGTGAACGGCATTCGTCAAGAGATGCTGTGATTTCTGTGTCCTCATCTGAGGTCAGTTCACGGGCTTCTGTTTTTGCGGTTTCAACGATTGCTTCGGCTTTTGCAAGAGCAGCATCACGCTTTTCTGTAAGGTTTTGTGTCATAGACATTTAATTTTCTCCAATAATGGTTGTTGGTTGTTTATTAAGTGTTTTTACAGTGCGCCAATGGTGCGGCTGATTAACGGCTTCGGTATCTCTGAATTGCAATCTCATTTTTTCTGAGACTTAAATTAGAAACTGTTGGGATTGTAACATTCTGCATTTGGGAACGCAACTCGGCTACGGTTTCCTCATAAGCAGGAAAAGTTACAACGCTAACATCATAAAGTTGCACCTCTTTTAGTTCTCTTACGGAACGGTCTGAGTTCCACGAATCCTTAACTGTGCGAAATGCGAAAGACATTTGTGACATATCGCCACGCTTCATAGCAGAGATTAAACGTGCAGCATCAGGGTTCATCGGGTCAAGGTCTGTTTCAATACGTAATCCAATGTCATCTTCTTCTAAACGCAAAGTTCCCGACTTAGTTCTTGCTAATGGGATGCCTTCATGGTCTATCAATAGGCGTACATCTGCACCATCATTTAGAGTTTTAGAAAATGCGCCACTTCTAACATATTCAGTAAATGGCATTGGTTCAGAAGGCGAGTCAAAAATGGCGGCATATCCAACAATTTTGGTTCCATCTTCTGAGGCTCTTATCTCTAGGTCAGAGTAGGCAATACGGCGCGTTTCATTTTCTTCCCGTACAACCCAATTGATGGTATTTGATTCCGTCATAATGCTCCTTATATTAGCAAATAATTCTGATGCAATGCGAGTGCGTGAATCTTTTTCTTGTTCTAATCGTGCAACAACCCGTTCAGCGTATTGCTGAGTTCTTGCTGCTGCTGTTTTGGTTGTGCCACTGCCCCACAGTAAATGTGCAACTAGACCAGGTGTAATATCTCCAGCCTTAACACCTTCGGATTCTAAATCAACGGTGTGTCTTGCTATCCAAGGTGCAATCTTGCGCCATTTGGCTTCGGTAACAGTACCCGATGCCATTTTACGAGCATCTTCTACTGTTTGTGGTTGAAGCCCATCGCCTGACAAACCTTCTTCATGGTATTTAAGTCCACGCCTTGCATTCGCACGCATAAACTCAGGGGCAGAGAGATTAACGGCACGAACTTCATCATCTTCTAACTCAATTTCCATATCATCTTCATCTTCATGAGGTTCCCAAGCATTGCAGTAAAAAGCACCACTAACATAATCATTCCAGCGTGTGCAGTATGCCTTTTCACCCGAATCATCTATATTATCTTGGTCATAGTATTCACAGTTGCCGCAAGCCCGTCCTTCTGGAACATCCTTAGATAGTGCAGGGCGATAATTGTCAGGTAACAAACGCAGTTCAATCATTATTTACTCGGTGGCACTGCGTCTTGACCAACAGGAATTACGGTGTTAGAGCGTACAAACTCGTTACCTTCATCGTATGGTTCACGATTTTCAATTTCACGGGCTTCGTTCGGAGTTAGTGAACCGTTTGAAATCTGCATAGTTTGCGCCTGAACACGGGTCATTAGGTCTGCTCGCAGGAACTCTGTTGCGTCAAAGCGCATTTGTTGGTTTGCAGGAAGGAACTCACTAAAGGCTGTTTCAAGTCGCCTGACCCATCCGAGCAATGTGTACTTGTAAAATGCCGCACCTGTACCTTCAAGGTTAGTGTAAGTCTGGGTGTCTCCACCTGTTCCGATGATTAGATGTAGGGGAATGCGGTAAACACGAGCAATATCACGAATGATGCTCTCTTTGTGTTCAAGCATTTGCATATCGGCTGCTGAAGTCGTAATGCTGCGCCATTTAAGTCCGCCCTGCAGAACTGCTGGTCTGCGATGCTTGTAATGGGCTTGTTCCCAGTTTTGAGCAATCTGTTGTGCCTGTTCAGGAGTGATAGCCCCGTCAGTTTCCAAAACAGAGGATGGTGTTGCGCCTTCTCCGTAGAACTGCGCCAAAAAGCGTTCCATCGCCAAACCAGTACCAATAGTATTTCGCAAGGCTTCAATGGGTGAAACTCCAGTTTCCTGACCTGCAAGAACTATCCAATGTATTGCTTTAATGTCCTCTTTAGCAAACTGCTGCTTCCCAATTTGATAAACCATTGCGCCAGTATCGGTTTGCACTAAACCTTTTACGGCTTTGGGATGAATGTTCTGCATCTCTACTGGCAAACCATTTTTGCCTCTTGGCGCATAAATGTATGCGTTACCGTGAATTGCAAGGGTAGTCATTGTTTGGTGCATAAACTCAAACATATTTTGCTTGTCATTAGGGTATTGAAAGACAGAAGGTACTGGTAGTCGTGCTATTTGGTTTGCTTTGCGCTGAGTAATGTCTATTGGCATTGAAGCGATTGAGTCTGCAAGAAGTGAGACAGCAGATAAGATTGCGGATGAAGCAAAAACATTTACCTCACTTACAATTTCCCCAGAATAGTTAGCGTAATAGGGACGAGCAGAAATACCATAAGGGTCTATAGATTGTGGCAATGCCCGTTGTTCTGTTTTGCGCCAAATGCTCACGCTGCTAGACCGCCTACAATAATTAGAATTATGCCTGCCACAATAGCACTAATTGGCACACTAAATGTAGAGACTCCCCCAATCAGCAATATAAACCCCAATACTTCAAACCCTGTTGAAATAATAGTTTGTAATTTTTCTTTCATATTTTGTCTCCCCAAATATCTAGGATAAGCGGTTCTATTGGTGATTTGTGTTTATGGGTAGCCCTGTCCAATGCCATTACCATAGCAATACAAGCGTCAATTTTGCGTCTTGACTTGCCTTTTGATAGTCGCCAACCGTTATCTGCCATGCGTTGTGCTGCAGAAAGCACATGGTCTGTAAAAGTTGGAGAACCATCATGTATGACTTGTCCATTAACAATTAGTTCGTATGTCACTCCGCAGGCTGGAACCATACGTTGTGCGGATTGTGGAAATTCAACCATTGGCAATCCATCATCTGAAAGTGCCTCTGCCGACCTTTGGAAAAAAGCAGGGTCATAAGCAAACTCCTGCACATTGTAACGTAGGTGTAAATCTCTTAAATAATGTTCAACGGCTGCAATATCAACGCCAAAATCATTTGGATTCCAAATTTGCGGAAGCAACACATATCGCTCACCTTGTTGTTGGGCAAGAACCACACCGATTGAGTCGTGTTTCAAAGCCATGTCAATACCCACATAGCACGGTAGTTCTGGGTCTATAACTGTTTCTCCAACAAGACGTTCCCATGCGCCTACTGGTAGCCAAGACTCTTGTGTACGAACCCATTGGTTAAGGCGGTAACGGCGGAACGCCATTTCGCTTGTTTGTTTGGCAGATACTTCCATATCTTCCATATCCAGCAATCCGTGAGACAAGTTTGGATTTGCTTTTACCCATTGCTTACGGTCATTAATGTCGCAATCTAATTTTCCTTCCCACCAAAAAAAACCAAAAGAGTCATCAACTACTTCTTTGGCTGCGAGGCTTTTACCGTAAGTATAAAGTTTGCCTGCAATGGTATCTAAGTCATAGCCAGCCGTAGTAATAGCAACTACCAATGGGTCTCTACGGGCACCAGAACCAAGAGTTAAGGCATCCCACAAATCATCGTGTCGCTGAATGTGAAGTTCATCAAATATAACCATTGAAGGGTTTAACCCCTGCTGTAGTTTTCCATCTGCTGACAGAACACGATAGATAGCATTAAACTCTGGAACTTCAATAACATCACGAAACACCCTGCATTTCTTAGACAAAACTGGACTATTTACAACTTGGTCACGGGCTTCGTTAAATACAATTCGTGCTTGTTGTCTGTCACCTGCAGCCGAATAAACCTCTGCACCAGCCTCACCAGCAAATAAACCATAAAGGGCAAGCGCAGAACCTAAAAGACTTTTACCTTGTTTTCTTGGAACTCCGACAAGCGCACGGCGATACCGCAAACGACCATCTGTTCTACGTTCAAGTAAATTACCAAGAAGCCACTCTTGCCAATCCGTAAACTCTAAAGGCTGACCAGACCTCATACCTTTGGTTAAGGTAAGCCAGTTGTAAGCAAAGTCTGTAATTAGTTTGCCATCGCTGTCATCGTACTTACGTTCTGTGTAGTAGGTCGGAGCCCACTTAGGATTAGGCTTGGTTGCGTTGTTCGTGGACACGTTTCCTGAACTCTCCCAAAGGGTCACTTACACCAGCAGAACGGAAACCAATACGCGCCCTATCTGTTGGAGTGAAACCAAGAAGGCTCAAATTGTCAGTTATTAACTTTTCAAGTTGTCTTAACCCTGTACGCGCACGCCAGTCAGTCGCATCAGTAAAAACCAAACGCCTCAAAATAGCCCTCTCATCTTCTTGCTCACAAACTATCATCAACAGTTCAATATCAGCATCTTGAAGCCAGCCTGCGCCAGCCTGCCAAAAGCGTTCCCACAATTCTAACCCAGGACCTTTGCCACCAGCCGTGTTACGAATGAGTTGCCTATGTGGTTCAGGGATGGTTTTTTCAACCTCTGGTAACACTTCCAAGACTGGTCTTGTGTTTTTCTTTTTATCCCTTAGCCCCAAATGTTCTCTGCGGTCTAACGGCATTGGTTTTGCGCCTCGTGTAGCCATAACTAAAACATACCAGACATAACAAAAGTTTTAATAC